TTGACTTTGACCAATACAGAACAGAAATGTATGATTTAAAACCTGATGCTGAAACAGTTCCACAAATTTGGTGGAATGATAAGTATCTTGGTGGATACAACGAGTTTGCGACAGAAATTGAAAACACTCGTAATTTTGGTCAAGACGCATTTTAACTATTGACATTTTCTTTAAACTATGGTAGATTGATTCTATCAAATGAAAAGGAATATATTATGACATACACAGTTGAACTTGACATCTCACACGAAGCAACACATGAAGAAGTTGTTCAATTTGCAACTGAACATGGTTGCCGTGTAATGATGAGGATTGAAGAAGGTCCTGCAGGAGGAAATCCTCTTTACACATTTGCATCTGAAACCTTTGATATGCTCCAAGAATTGACCGAACAAGTACTTGGCTCAGGCCACGGGTTTGATGAGGAACAAATTAAAACTATGATCGTGGAGGTATAAGATTGTCTATGCATATGATACGTGGTGTTCAAGTCCACGGAAATACTAAAAAACGCAAAAACAAAAGCAAACGGTTGCTAGCCGCAGAGGCTGAACATGAGGCTTTTTTAGCACGCGTAGGGTACACTGGAAAGAAAGCTGATTACCGTTATGAGCTACCCAATTATAATACTGGACCTCGCGTAACCTCCGATAAGGTTGCTGGCAACGGTTCTAAAAAAGAATCTGTAAAATATACCGGCAACGAAATTGCAGGTATTGTAACAACTCATAAATCTAATCTGATGCCAGTGCGTAAAGATAACAAGCAGTCAATTATAGACGCCGCTCAAATGAGGAGAAGTTAATTGTGGACAATAATTCAGAAACTTATTTGGGGTCATGTTTGCAGTTACAAAATTATCTGCACTGATATCATCAAAGGACCTAATAAAAAATTGCTGCGCAAGTATACTTTGCAATGTAAAGAATGCGGTAACATTAAAACAAAGGTCGCAAAGTAACATATAAATAATCCTATTACTATGGGGTTATTTTATGTGGCATTACAAAGGTGAGGAGTTTACCTCAGAGATGATTGGTGATTATGTTGGCTTTGTTTATATAATCACAGATAACTCTAACGATAAAAAATATATCGGCAAAAAGATTTTCAAATCAAAAAGAAGACTTAAACCTTTGAAGGGTAAGACCCGCCGAAGAACTAAGATAGTAGAGTCTGATTGGCAAAAGTACTATGGCTCGTCAGAAGAAGTCAAACTTATGGTAGAAGAAAAAGGCCCTGATAACTTTTACCGAGAAATTATACACCTTTGCGATAAGAAAGGTGAAATGGGCTATCTCGAACTTTACGAACAAATTACTCGTCACGCGTTACTAGACGATTCATACTATAACGGCATATGCCAAGCTAAAATCCATAGAAGCCACGTTAAGGGATTAAAATGGCTCATGGACGATAGTAATGGTTGACATTTCTATTAAAATAGATTATATTAATCTAGAATCAATTAATGGAGAATGTTATGATTATCAAAAGAAAAAGCGCCTTTTCAGGAATCGTTCGCTCAAAGGATATCCCTGTTGATCCTAAAGACTTCGCTCAGTTTGAAGCTGGGTATGGAAGTATGGAAGACTTACTCCCTTATTTGTTAGACGAAGACCGCGAATTCATTCTTTCAGGTATGACTCCTCAAGAATGGAAAAACGCGTTCTCTGAAGAAATTATGAATATCGTTGAGGACCAATTTGCATGATCATGTTATTTAATGGTCCTCCTCAGTCAGGCAAGGACGCTGCAGCTGATTACTTTAAAGGCAAAGGATGGAAACACCTTTCTTTTAAATACCAACTATATAGAGAAACTTGTAGATATTTTGATTGTAACTATGATTGGTTTATGGAACGCTATGATGATCGCTCTGTAAAAGAAGTTCCTCATATGGACCTAGGCCACATGTCTTGCCGCGAGGCAATGATATACGTATCAGAGCATGTCATTAAACCTAAACGTGGGTTGGATTACTTTGGCTTGCAAGTTGCAAACGAAATAGATGTTACTAAGGATTATGCAATTTCTGATGGCGGTTTTATTGATGAACTCATTCCCGTTATAAATAGAGTTGGATCCAACAATTTCGTATTAGTGCAGCTTACACGTGAAGGCTGTGATTATTCAACGGACTCTAGGCGTTATTTTGACGGTAACGTTATTCAAGAGTTCACTAACGAAAAACAGACCGCAATCAATAAAAAATATGTATTGCCTTACAAGTTTGAAGTCGACACTTACAGAATTCATAACAATGGAAATCTTGAAGACCTTCATAATGTTTTAGAAGCAATATATAAAAAGGAAGGACAACGTGGACAAATCAGCAAACAGAACAGAGACTCAGCGTTATCTGAAGAGTGTGTTCAATGAAAATCCTTATGACATTGAAACCTTTTTTGAAGGCCTTGAAATCATGGCAGATAATGGAAAAGAGCTATTCTTTGTAGACAGGGTTTTATCAAGAATAAGAAAAGAACCTACTATTGATTTAGCTACGGCCACCTTTGAAGTATTAAGAGATTACGAAGCAGTAAAGTTGGTATTTAAATAACATATATAAAGTGAGATAGATTATGACAAATGATGAAATGAAAGATAGCCTGCATAAAGGCATGTGTAAAGTTGTTTTTACAAAAAAGAATGGTGACGAACGCGTCATGCATTGTACCCTTCAAGAATCAATGTTACCAGAACAATTGGACATTGAAGAAGCAATCCAAAATAAGAAACCAAACCCTGATGTTCTAGCGGTATGGGATGTTGAAGCCAAAGGTTGGCGTTCATTCCGTTGGGACTCAATTAAAGATTTTAGTACGGAGTTTAATCTATGAGCTGCATTTACCAAGGTAAAATTATTGAAACAGAACAGTCCAAAAATTCATTAGGTGGAACTGAAATGATGCGTCAGCGCGTTATTGATAATGTGCCAAGTGATATCTTGCAGGATTTTGCTATTCACTTTTCACGCCCTCGTGAAATGTACACTAACGTAAAAAACATTATGTACTGCCACGACTTGGCTGAAGATCCTGAAAACAAAGTTCTTGCAAATAATGGATGGAAAGAATTTGACCATTTTGTTTTCGTAACAGCGTGGCAACGAGATATTTACATTGCTTACTTTAACATTCCGTACTCGATGTGTTCAGTAATTCCTAACGCTGTTGAAAAGCCTTATGATCCAAAACTTGATAAAGATGCAAATGAAATCCGTTTGATTTATCATACCACTCCACATCGTGGTCTTGAGCTCTTGTATCCAATCGTAGACGCATTGTCTAAAGATTACCCAAACATTCATCTTGATGTATATTCTTCCTTTGCAATTTATGGATGGATTGAAAGAGATGATCCATATGTTGATTTGTTTACGAAAATCCATGCTCACCCTAATATGACATATCACGGCTCAGTTTCTAACGAAAAAGTACTCGCCGCATTGGATAAATCTCATATCTTCCTATACCCAAACATTTGGAAAGAAACATCTTGCATTGCATTGATTGAAGCAATTAAGAGTGGCCTGCTTTGCATCCATCCAAACTATGGTGGACTGACTGAAACCGCGGCTAATGCAACAATTACATATGATTGGCACGAGGATCCTAACGTCCATGCTAATCGAGCTTTTTCAGTTGTAAAGCAAGTATTGGATATTCAAAAGCAAGATCCAAACTTCATCCCAAAGTTTACAACGTCAGACCGCTTTAATTTAGCACGGAATAGTATAAATAGTTTTGCGAATAGTTGGAACCGGCTATTGCAAGATTTGAATACGAGTGGAAACGGATAATGTCTAATGTTATAGAATTTCCTATAAAGGATAAAGTTAACGCGTCTGCAAAAACACGCGAAGAACTTCAGCAAACTATTGTTGACTATAAAGAAGAAATAGCTGAAGAAGCGTCTGAATATTTGTGGAGAAATCTCCTTGGCGAAATGTCACGGATGGGATGTGATTTTGATAAAGAAATCAAAGTGCATTTTCCATCCATGGTATTAGTACTTGAATCAATTAGGTCCTTACACCTACAGGCTCATGGTGTCCACCATCCGCTGCAAGATTTTGCAACAGAATTTGTTGATGTTGAAGAAATAGAAAATTTTGAGGCAGAAGCTAAAAAAATGGTTGACATTGATGAAGAGTTAGATTAGAATAGTAAGTATTAGATAAAATTGAAACAGAGAAAATAAAATGGCAATTCTAGTAGATTACAACCAAGTTATCCTTGCTTCGCTATTCGCAAGCATCGGTAACCATCATAACGTGGACATTGACGAAAATCTTATCCGTCATATGTTCCTAAATTCAATCCGGGCTAACCGTAAAAAGTTTACCGAACAATATGGAGAAATCGTAATATGTGCTGATGGCAAAAATACATGGCGCCGTGAGCTATATCCTTATTACAAAGCTAATCGTAAAAAGTCTCGTGATGAGTCTGAACTTGATTGGACACAGCTATTTAATATTATGAATACCATCCGAGATGAGCTCAAGGAATTCTTTCCATACAAAGTTATTCATATGGACCATCTCGAGGCTGATGATATCATTGGTACCATCATCCACGAAAACGGTACTGTCTTAAACGGCGGTGCAGAACCTTTCTTGGTTCTATCCGGTGATAAAGATTACATTCAGCTACATACGTACGCTAATGTGGATCAGTTTGACCCAGTTCGTAAACGTTGGATCCGTAATGACAATCCTGACCAATATTTGGTTGAGCACGTCTTAAAAGGTGATACTGGTGACGGTGTTCCGAATATTCTTTCACCAGATAATTGTTTAGCTGTTGGCCAACGCCAAAAACCTATGACCAAAAAACGCCTTGAGCAATTCCGCAATGGCACGGATGGTATGGATGAAGAAACATTACGACGCTATCACCGTAATAAAACCATGATTGATTTGTCTCAAATTCCGGCAAATTACCAAACAGCAATTCTTGAAGAGTACAGTGTAGATAAAGAAGTTGGCCGCTCAGAGCTGTTTAACTTTTTTGTTAACCGCAAACTCAAAAACCTAATTTCAGACATACAGGATTTTTAAATGGCAGTTAGAAGATCAATTTCACAAATCATAAATAAAGCAATAGAAATACCAGTTAAAAAAGACAAAGTGGCATGGCTCCAGGAAAACCAAAGCCAGCCACTGAAAACTATTCTTAAATATTGGTTTGATGAAAATGTCAAATTCTTGATTCCTGATACACCTCCACCTTGGAAAAAGAATGAATACGAGGATGAGGCAAAAGGATTACTATACCATGAAGCTCGGCGACTCAAGATTTTTATTGAAGGTGGCGGGTACGACCATTTGAACCAAATAAAGCGTGAAAGTTTATTCATTAGCTTGTTAGAAGATGTTGATAATGATGACGCTGAAATGTTATGCAAAATGATTACCAGAAAATCGCCAAAAGGATTGTCCCTAAAGACAGTCATGACCGCGTTTCCTGACTTAATAGAAATTAAAGAAACTGTATCATAGGAAAGACTAATGGCTAAAAGTTTTAAAGAGTTCCGAGAAGATTGGGAACACGACGAATGGGGTCACAACGAAGAACGCAGTGTGCGAACTAAAGAGAAGCGCATGAAAAACCGG